CTCTGAACATGCTAGCCGCAGTCGTTAGCCCGAGTGCGGCGGATATCACAGAATCAACAGACTTCAGTAGCGCAGGGGTCGCACTCGTATAGAAGTCAAGCGCGGCAACCGTACCTTCCGTGATCTTCACCTGATAGGTGCCAGCAGTTGCATACTCGTGCGTTCTCAATGCTGTTGCGTCTGACAGCGTTTCGATAGCACTCCCATCGCCCCAATCCACCTTGAGCCCGACTGAGCTAGCCGTGTTGAGCTTGAAGTCGTCGGGCGAGGTGACTGTCTCAACGGTGAAGCTGAATAAAACAGGTGGTATAGCGGGCATCTGCTTCAAGACGGTGAGTAGTGGATGCGTGTACATTAGACGATGTATCCTTCCAGGATGACGGTGAGCACTTCCTCGGATCCGGGCGTGTACACGTTCTGCGCTTCGAGAATGCCGTAGAGCTTCATGTCAGCCTTTTCGAGCGAGACCGGCAACTGGATCAAGGTCTTTTCGACCAGGCTGTTGATGGCCGTGTAGTGCTGCTCGTCGAGATCGATCACGATGGGCCCGAGCTGCATCTGGGCGTCGACGATGCTTAGCGCGGCGTTGTCGTTGGTCGATGCGAACGTGGTCGAGAACAGCCACATCTTGAACAATGGCAATGTTGCGCCCTTGATGTTGCTAATCACCTGGGCCTTGGTGATGACAAGCCGGTCGCCGTTCGACTTGCCGGCGAGCAGCTCGAACACAGTCGGCGCGGAAGTTGAGTTGGTCACGGCATCGCCCACAGCGTAGGCCGTCGTGTTCGCCGGGCGTGTGAAGTTCGTTTTCACTTTGAAGACGCTAAGGGTATTCATCGGGATCTCCTGCTTGGTCGTTAGAAACGTTGAGAATTCGCTGTTGTCAGCCCGGGTCGATTGCTGAACTGCCGGAGCACGTTGGCGCGGTATGCCTGCCCCTGCTTGAAACCGGTTGTGCTTAGCTCTACCAGGCAGGCCTTGATTGCGCTGGTGTATTCGATCTGCTTCTCCGCGGCCAGGTCGGGGTCTGACCAAGGCTTCTTCTTCTGGCTTGCCTGGATGGCGATCGCTTTCGCCTGGAACGCTTCGCCCCAGCGGTCGAGGATCCCCGAGTCGGTGAAGTCTGTACCGACGATCGGCGGAATGATTGCCACCTCCAGGACCAGACCGTCCGTGAGCGCATCGACTGGCGCCGCATCCAGGGCGAGCGTGACATTGTCATAGAACTCGTATTCAGTGGCGTTAAGGTCGTCGCCGTCACCGGCGTTGATGTTCACGCCGATGATCCGGTAAATGGTGGCGGTCAAAACCGCACTGGCGAGAGTGTAGTCAGTTTGATCCGCCACCAAGTCGTAAGTGAGGTCCTCTCGCCAGGCGCCTGTTCGCCGCAGGAACTCGCGAACCGCACGACGAAGGGCGTTAATACAAAGGGTCGGCGGGCAATCCACCAACTCTATCTGAACTAAGGATGAAAGCTCTGATAGGCTGTTCATGGTTTACCCGCCTCCCTTGAATTATTGCCGGGCGTCGATGGCTTTTTTGATGTGCTTCTTCAACGTGCGGATTGTGAACCGCTTGTCGAGCTCGATGCCCAGGTTCTCGCGGGCCCAGAATTCCAGGAAGTCCGGATCCGTGCTGGTCTCGTAGCCCAGGGGCTCCTCGGGAGCGGAAGCATCTGCTTGGTCGAGCTCTTCCTCTTCGGGAGCAGGACCGTCGACGGCAGCTTCGACTTCCTCTTCAGGATCCGCTGGCGGCGGCGCGTCCGGGATGTCCTCGAGCTGGGCCTTCGGGACCTTGGCCAGATCAGCGACATCTACCGGGTTCATGAGCCGGTTGATCGCCATGTCCATCGACTGATGGAGAGAGGTCGGAACGTCCGGGATGCCGAGGCACTCCAGGATGATCAGGCTCTTCTCCATGTAGTCAGCGAGGAACTCGGCCTCGTCAAACGCTTCGACAGCGACAGCAGCCGCCTTGTCGGTACGTCCGTCGAGCTGAGGGTTGACACGTTCGGCGACGTTGAGCGCTGCCTGGTGGCCGCTCAGTCTGGCTGTCTCGAACCGCTTGTCTTCCACGACGCGGAAGCGCGGGTCTTTAGCCAGGTTGGGGTCGTACGACAGGATCATGCTCGGGTCGTCGACTTTTACTAGTACTCTGCCCATTGGAATTGATCTCCGTGTTGATTGGAACGAAGGCAGGCGGGGTAACGGCAAGCCGCTACCCCTTACCCATGCCTACGGCGTATGCTTGTGGATCAGAACCACAACGTCGATGTCGGCCTCATTGACCGTCGACGCGTCCTTGTTCGTCAAAACGACGACGCTCTCGGCAGTGACGACGATCGGGAAGTTGGCAACTACGCCAGCCTTGATCCCTGTGGTCGTACTGGGGTCGGCGCCGTCAACGAGGTCGGCGTTGGTCGTGGTGTCGGTCGAGATACCGACATCCAGATCCGCAACATCAGCGTCAATAGTGTTGACCTTGATATATGCGTTGAGGATGGTATCGCCGATCTCGACGGTACCGAGCGCCATGATCTCGTTCTGCGCGAGCTGGTTCGCAACGGTCGCGAAGTCGATGTTCTGGCTGAACTCGGAAATGCCGCGATCGAGCGCAGCGTTCATCTTTTCGCCGGTGGGGCGCTTATCAACTGTGAATGCCATTGGGGATACCTCCGTTATGGCGTTGGGTTGATTCCGAGGAAAAGGGAACAGGCCGAGTAGGCCCGCTCCCCTTGCAACACGGAGATCTAGCTCGAAACCGCGATGGTGAGGGTCAGCCCCTTGCCTTCAACGGTTTTAAACCCGTAGACCTGCAAGCCGCGATACAGGTCGCCCCAGATCTGAGCATCCTGGAGCTTGTCACTCCGGACCAGCTGGGTCGCGAACGTAACGGCAGGCTTGTGGCCAGCAAGAACGGAGAACTCGGACTTCGAGTTCACGGTCGCCTTGTAGGACGACATGGTCTGATGGATGTTGAAACCCTTCAGGCGGCCCTTCCAGCGGTTCTTGTACATGAGGGACATGCCCTTGCCCGAATAGCCAGCGTCTTGCAACGCAGACTGATCGATCAGGTTTGTGACCCAGGGAGGCAGCGCCATCCAGCGCTCGTCATCTTCGGGAACGGACTGCTCGGAAAGAACAGTCGCGATGTCGGCGATCCAGTCCAGGACGTTGTCCGAAGTGAGGACCTTCGGAGCGCTGGAGGTTACGCCGAGGGAGTACATGGCCGAATCCGCACCGGCAGTATTGCCCTGGTTGGATGAATCGGCATCGGCACGCGTGATACTGAACCAGTGCGTGTCGATCGCCATTTCCATGGCGTACTCTGCTTTCATGAGGAACTTCGGGGCGAGGACGAAGCGGGCTTGCTTCGCATCGATCACGTCAACCACGAATTTGTACTTCTTCGCGTAGTTGATCTCGAGCGTCTGCGAGCTGCCAACCAGCTGCTCGTAGGTGCCAACAGCTGCGCCGCGCTCGTGGTCTTCGATGGCGACCTCGGGCAGAGCGGAGATAATTACACTATCGCCCTGGTCCTTGATGTCGCCTTCGTAGTCGTGGTTGGTGATACCCGGAACGACTGCGCGCTCCAGATACTCGATGAGCAACTGCTTCCCGTACAATACGGGGATGTAGTCGCCCTCGGTTCCGCCGTAACTGTAGTTCGGATGTCCGACAACTCTCTCTAACTGGCCTGGCATGTTTATGCCTCCGTCTTATGCCGTGCCTGAGGAACGCACCTCGGGCGCTAGCCCTTGATGATACGCCCCTCCATTCCGGCTGTTTTGATTTGTGCTTCAACCTGAAGGATTTCAGCATCCGTCATGTCGAGCCTTCCACGTGCACGATCGTCGTAGTACTTATCGACCTGCGACCTTGTGTATAGGACCACGTCCGGAGTGGTGACCGGAGCGTTCGCGACCGTGCCCGTGACAACGGCCTGCTCTTGGATGGACGGGAGGGACGTCTGAGTAATGCCTGCGGTGAGCCCCGGGGGCAACGGCGCTGCCTTGCCTGGAGCTGGCTTTTCCCGCTGGTATTGGAGCATAGTTGTCGCGACAGCGCTGTGGTCGTTCGCAGCCATTGCGGCCTGCATCTTCTCACGGCGATAGTCAACGTCTAACCATGCGTCCCAGCCTGGATCCAAACGGTTGACCCGTTCAGCATCAGGGACAAACTGTTCCACACGAGCGAAGAAATCATGAGTGGCCCGATCTTGCTGGTCGGCTTGATCTCTTGTTGCGTCGCGTGAAACCAATTGCTGCACCTGGCCCGTGAGGGCGGCGAGCTGGTTGTCCTTGGCGATGTCGCGCTTCAGCATTGAGAGACCGAATTCCTCGATCTGCTCATCGCTGTATTGCTGCTCCACCATTTCGTCAGTGACCTCGACCGCTTTGGTCGGTATCACTGGCGCCGGCGCTGTGTTGGCGGCAGCCGCATTCTGTTCCAGGAGCGTCATCAGCTTCGCATTCTGGTCGATTTGCTGTTTCATGACTTCCCGGTCCTTGGCGGCCATGCCTTGAACGGTACTCAGCCTGTGCCTGAGGTATTCTGGGTCGTTCTCACGGTCGAGCTGAGCGGTCGCACCTGGGGCAGTTGCCGCAGTTGGCACGATCGATTCGACTGGAGACGGGGCGGGACTGGCTGGCGGGAACAACGATTGCTCGGGACGCTCCACCCCAATAGCTGGTGGTGCCGCGAGTTCGGTCTGCTCTGGCCGTGTCGGGCGATCCGGCAACGATGTACGCGCTGCGAAATCCGCGACCTCCGCTTCTACCTCTGCTCTTGTTGGATCTGGCATGTTTCCTCTTGTCCTTCCGTTTCCGCTGGCGAGTTGCCGGTGCGGGTGTTATCCGGTCGGTCGGGACGTTGCCCGGGTCCGACTCTCTGATGCTTTTGTGGCTCGGTTCTCGAGCCCCAGAAATAGTCTGTACGCCTTGGCCTTGCCCTGGAGTAGCTGGTAGATCTCGGGAGAGGCGTCAACCATCTCCTCCTTGATCTTCTCGTAGTCCATGGCATGCAGCTTCATAATCGCGCGCCATCGGCCGTCGTGTGCCAGCTTGAGGACCGCGTCGTGTGCTGCTCCAACGATTTCTTCGCGCTGATTCACTGGACCACCTCAGGCTGGGGTTCACCCTCGACAGGCACGACCTCGGCGGGCTGCTGCATTGACGCTTCCAGGATCTCGTCGTCGATCTTGCGAAGGCGCTCGATCTGGTCTTCGGTCGGGCCGACGTCGTCGGGATCCAGGTTCAAGGTGCCTGCCTGTTCGCGGATGAGGTTCGCACGGCGACCCTTGCCAATGATGCTGGCGTCCAGGTCGTTGTTCGTCGCGGCAAGGAACCGGCCTACTTCCTGTTGTGCCTGCTGCTGGGCAATGACTGCCAGCGGGCCCTTGCTTCTGATCTGGGCATCGCCCTTGATCCGCGGGTTCGGATGGTAAAGCATGTTCCACACGTACTGGCGCTCGAGCGAGTCGGTGATGATCTTGCGGCCGATACGCCGGATGTTCTCCCGGATACCCTTGGCGGCGCTGTCCATCAACATAGCCAGGCCGCGCGCTGTCTCGCCTGCGCCCTCAGTCTGTCCGGAGCCATGAACGAAGGCCGGGATTCCGGTTACGTCGTCGGCTTCCTTCTTGATCTCGTTGTACACCTTCATGTAGAGGTCAACGTGGCACGGAATATCGTGGTATTCGATCGGCTTGCGGGCGCCGGCCTGGAGCTTCGACCCGTCATATTGGTACAGCATCCACGGCGAAATGTTTGCCAGGTCGAACCCCTCCGCGAGCGCATTGAGGTCAACGGCGCCCATCGGGCCACTGGTCATCGCCAGGTTGTTAACCATCGTGCGAACCGCAGCGTTGCATTCATCCTGGATGTCGGCCATGGATTCGGGGAGGCTCTCGCCCCAGAACGAATCGGGTACAGTCCGGAAGCTGTCCATCGATACCGGGCGCCTGCCCAGCGGGTCAGCATTGAGTGAGGCCTTGACGACAATGCCATCGATCGACAGTGCATACACTTCGTAAGGGCGTTCGGGGTCCTTGACGTTCATCCCCCACTCATTCAGATGCTTGCCTTCGACCGTATCGTAACTGTGGAAGGCCTCGAAAGGTGAGTCGCTGGTCTCCTCGAATGGCCTTGGCTTGCCCTGCAGGTCGTTTCGCTCGACGTCCGATGTGGTCTCAACGCTGTGCGTCGTTACCAGGTGGCCACGCTTGGCAAGAACCTGGCGGACTGCTGATTCCTTGTAGCCCGGGAGCCCGATCAGCGAATACACATCCTTCTTGTTCATGTATTCCCTGTGATGGAAGCCGCCGTTCTGAGGGGTTGTAGAGTTCGGCGAGGGGAAGACGTTGAAGGGGCTAATGCGCGACCATGCGAGGATCGGCTTTGATATGACGGTGGGGTGCGCGCCTGGTCCGCTGAAGTCCAGTTGCTTCTCCAGCTTCACGAACGGGCCGCGGACGAACGCAGCGGGATAGATCTTGTAATCTTCGATGAAATCGGCGAGTGCGTCAGTCCATGCGCCGTCGTTCTGCTGGTCCTGGCAGACTCTTATCATGCGCTGGACACGTTCCTTGGCCTCAGCCTGCATCTCTTTGAGCGCCTGGTCTTCCATCTCTTCCAGCATGTCCTGGCGTGCGATCGGGTCGGTCAGCTCGTCGCGGAGTGCCTCGTACTGCTCGAAAGGTATTTCGCCAGACTCGACGGACGCAATCAGCTGGAACTGCTGCTGCACCATGTCGTCTTGCATCTCGCCCTCGATCTGCTGCTGGATACTATCTGGGAGGTTGGCGATCGGTGTGGGGTCCAGGTCCCATGCACGTTGCTTGATATCCGCAATGATATCCTTGAGCCAGGCGGAAAGATCGTTGCACTTGCCGGTCGTGATCCGGCGATAGACAGTAGTGCCGCCCTGTTCGGCGATCAGCTGGAGGGTTTCGGGGTCGTACTCGCCGCGGTAGGCGCGAAGGTCGGCAACCAGGCGCGCATCGATCCCAATCTGTTCGCGGTGGCGCTTGGCCTCATCGATGCCGGTAGAGAAGTGTGCGGAGAGCGCATCAGCAACACGGAGCTGGAGGGAGGCGTTCGGTTGGATGGCGCCAGGATCAGCCTCGCGAGTATAGGGGTCGCGGACGGTTGGATCTGGCTTGATCGGTTCGGCTCTTAGTCCTGGCATCCAGCGCACCTCTCTGAGAGGGGAACTCGGGCAACGAAAAAGGCGCATCGCGAGCGGCGCTGGCTCGCTGATGCACCTTTAGACAGTTTGCAACTACCGGGAGATCAGGCCCTCGTTGCCCTTATTCAGTTTTTAGTCAGTCCCTTCGGTTTCTTCGGCCTGGACGTCGACGAAGAGTCCGTAGAGATCTATCATCGCTTCAGTTAGCGTATTCTTCTTGCTCGCCACCTTCAGAGCATCGCCAATGCAACCGACTTCTGCCAGCGTGAGTTCGCCTTCCCAAGGAATTTCATCCTCTTCGGACCAGACCATGGTGTGGCCATTTCCGTCCGGGGCAGGTTCGCTCTTCAGCTTCGATTCGGTCATGTCTTCCTGCGTGAGTTCGACTTTGGCCCGAATGTCACGAGTCAGGCGCATCATTACGATGTCGCCCGCTGGGGGGAGGACGTTGAGAATCGCCACTCTTTGGCTGTAATCCAGTTTCATCAGTTGCATCCTTGATTTGCTCCTGGGTGTTATGCGATTGCGTAGAACGGAATCCAGACCTGCGTACCTTCGACACGCGCCTGGAGACCACCGGAAGAGGCGCCGCCACCACCGGTTACGTCTGCGTTACAGACTGCGAGCAGCGCAGCCTTGTTGCCGACAGCGGCCGCGGCCACATCGACATGGAATACATTCTTGAACAGGGCAGCAGTGACACTATCGCCCGAGATCGTGCAGCGGATCAAACCGTGCTCGGTCGGGACAACAACATCGTCGGCTGTACCGACGTCCATATACGCCTGCGCTTCGATCGCGGCGACATTGCCGGTCATCGTGCCGGTGTTCGGGCAGTGGAGGGTTGCTGTGATTGCAGTGCCGAGCCCCGTGACTACGCCTGCTGCGCCCCAGTTGAGGGAGACGTGCGCGCCGCGGACCGTGCCGCAAGACGCATTGACAGTCGAGAAGATTCGGCAGGTCTCACCGCCGCCTGTCGTGATGCCGTTGAAATACGTGCGGAGGTAAGCAAGGCGGGTGTCGCTGCCTGCTCCGGTCGCCGTGGTGGCGACACGCATTTCGATAAAGTTGCTGCCTGCGACCGCGGTACTCTGCGGCGTGGTGGCGTTGCCGACACCAAAGAGAAGAGCGGAGTTGTACTTGACCGTGTCCGCCTGGTCTTTAGGCTGATTGTACGGATCGCCGCCAATGAGGATTCTTTTGACTTTGATTTCATCGGAGCGAAGTTCTCCGATCCATTGTGATCTGCGTGAGCCTGACATAGTGTCAACTCCTAGTGGTTTGCTAGGGCCAGTGACCTGGTTACCCAGTACCCTCGCCAGTGGGTCTTGTACATACAGTGTACATAGGACGCCGAGAGATGTCAAGGTTAATTTGCGAACGATTGATCAGGTAAACGCGCCCCAGGCCTTGCGGCTCGGCAGTACAGCCCGCGCTTTCGCCTTCTCGACCTTGAAGTCTGGCGCGACGTGCATGCACAGGTATTGGAGGCCGTCGTGGCAGTTGCTGACCAGGATTCCGTTGACGTAGAAGCAGTGCGCTCCTTCAACCGTCAGGTCGTACACGTCGGCGCGTTCGGCCTGACTGAATACTGCCGCAACTTTTAGAGCAGGTTTTTCGCTTCGAGTACTTATTGACCGAGAACTCGCCGCCACAAACGGCGCATTCTCTTCCGACATCATCCACCCCCGAAGCCTTCCGAGCCATCCCCTGGCACGACGCAGAACAAAACATCCTCTTGACCGAGCGTTTGTGAGCGAGATATCTCCTGCTGCAGTGCGTGCAGACGAATTCAGTCTTCTTGGCGCCGTCCCAACTCTTCTTGCCGATGGCGCTGTGCACTTCCTGAGATCGGGGGTCGGTCTTGTGCCACTCGGTTGCCGTGGCCTGGGCCTTCTTGATGTTTCGGTTGAAGGCCTCGGGGTCTCGCCTGAACCGGGCGAGGGCGTGCATGCTGGAATGCTCGACACCCGGCAGGCATTCCAGATTGTCGATGTCGTTGTTTGACCGATCCTCATCCTTGTGATGAATGACGCAGCCATCCGGCACGCGCCCGTTATCAAATTCCCACACGTCCCGGTGCATGTAGCGAGTGCGTCCGAAACGAGTGAAGCACGCCTTGTAGTAGCCCTCACTCTTGAGGTAGTATGGGATGCCGTTGAACGTCTGAATTGCACGGACGGCCGGTCTTCCCATTTCCAATCCTCGGGTTGATGATTATCGATCTCATCTAATATGGCCGGATATTGGAGCGCGTCAAGTTTAATCCAGTGGCCATCAGCCCAAATCTTGTGATCGCTCGTAGCCCGCAATGACCTCCCATCGCTAGTCTCCATGCGCATCAGCTCCGCATTCTCCCTGGCCTTCCACGCCTTTAGAACGCGCCGCGGACCAACCGGGGTATTAGCCAGCATCCCCACCTTGACCTGGCTAATTGGGATCTGCCCGAGCGTGGTCGATACCAGCTCATCCCCGGCGATGCAATGAGAGAACCGATTTTTCGCGGGCTCATCCTTGTACCGTTCCTCCCCGCCCAGCTGGATCCGCTCGAACCGATAGCCGCCCTGGAAGCCCTTGATCAAAGTTTTGCAACTTGGGTCGATGATCATTGCAGGTATACCGCCTGGCAACATACGTAACAACATCGACTGCACGGATTCGAGCCGCGGCGGCAGGTTGTTCGTTGCCGCCTTCGTGCACGGGTAGCCCGACTTTTTCATCATGTCGAAGATCGTCACCTCATCGGTTTCAGACCGCTTGGCGCCTGCCGGGTCACCAATGTTGATCAGCTTCTTGTTCTTCGGGAACGCCTGCTTGAGAACGGGAGTCACGTAGTTCGCACAGAACTGTTTCATTCCGCACCCGCCCAGGTGAGGTTCGATGCAGCGCAAGATCCGCAGCTGCCCGCGCAGTGTCATCTGCGCGACAATGACCGCAGGATGCAACCCGCTCGCGTCCCAACCCAGGATCAGCGGGAGCTGTGTATACACGCCGAGGGGTTTGCGCGCCACATGCACAGGCTCATTGAACTCTGCGTAGACCGGGCGCCCGTCGAACACCGCGCCGTACTGGCCGAGGATGTAGACCTTGATCCATTCCTGCGTCTTGCCCGGGAGCATGCGCAGCCAATAGCCGTAGCCCAGGGGCTGATTCTCGACGTTCTCGGCCTTTGGGTTGAGCGTGTACGTTCCGTCCGGGAGCCTGGTCAGCCCGCCAGGCTGGCGGAAGAACTCCCAGTCCATGTTCAGATCCTTCAACTCCTTGATCGAGCGGGAGACGATGTCATACGACTCCTTGTCGAGCATAAGCTTGAGATATTCCAGGTCCATCTGGGCCATGCCCGCGTCAGTCTTCCATCCGTCGTGCTCCGCGAAGGCGTACCACCAGTGATCATCATCGGGAGGGTTCGTGTCTGCGATGACGCCTGACCAGGTAGGCCCGCCGTGCTTCTTCGGTGGGTACCGGCCGACACGCGAGGAGATTGCATCGATCACAGCCTTTGGCAGCTCCCGCGCTTCGTTCGCCCAGGCGCCAGTCAGCTCCAGCGACAGAACCTTGCCCACGTCCGCCGGCTTGTCCATCGACATGAAGAGAACCTCCATATCCAGCATCGTCCCGTCGCCCAGGCGCTGGTACATCCTGCCGCGAATTGGAGAATCGTAGACGATCGGACACACCGACTGCGGAATCCAGTCCTGCCAGGTCTTGATCGTGGTCGACTTGAGCTCTCCGAAGGTGTTACGCACTACCGCGAACCGACTTCGGCGCACGCCATCGATCGGGGAAGGCAGTTGCGTGAGCGCTCGGAACTTCAGGTCTTCGGTGCAGGCAACGCTCTTCCCGCTGCCCAGCGGCCCCATGATCCCACGGAAGAACGCCTCAGACGCATGGAAGTCTACAGGTGTCGTCTCTGCTGTGTATTCAATCTCCATCAGGCTCCTTGATCTCCATGATTAGCGTGCCATCGGGATCCGCCGAGCTGACATCCATCCCCAGCCCGAAGGACGTTATTGCCCCGTCGAACTCTACGTCCCGGCACAGCACGAGGGGAAACTGCCCTATGGGCCCAATGCGCTCGGGACAGATGCTGGCGAACACCTTCCCGGCATCGCACTTCTCGATGAACTCTTCAGCGCTGGCGTAGTGACCGCCGCAGAGCTGCTCGTTGATGATGTCGAAGTTGGCAAGGACGGCCCAATGTGCGAGAAGGATTCGCTCCAGGTGCAACGGCTGGTCATTCAAGGCATCGGCCGCGCCCTGGAGATACTCGATCACGTTCTCCTTGGTAATGGCAACGGGCTCCTCGGCTGCCCCCAGGGGGTGCGGGACGTTCTCGCAATGCCCGAGGATCCTGTCGAAGTTCTCGCGGGCCTTGGAAGAGAAGGGGATTGGTCCGTTCGGCCTACTCATGATACCACCGCCTCTCGAAGACATGCGGATCTGCGTCCATGGACGTCTCCCGGGTTGTTTCTTGCGAATTGCTCGTGCACGTGGCACTCGATACAGTGCAAGGTGCTCATCTCTGTGCAGACGGGGGGCTCATCCTGGTAGGGGCACTCAATCGTATCGATGCGCGGGGTTGGCCCATCCCAGCCATGCAGGCGCGCCTTCTTTTCCTCTCCCTCAAGAAGGCGATGGAGAACCAGCTTCCGCACTTGACGTTCAGTTAGCTCCATCGGGCTCCTCCTTTACCGGCCAGGTGTAGATGTACTCCATGGTTTTGGGGCAGTGCGTCCGACCGATCACGCCGTGAGTTACGCGGACATGGCCGCTCGCGTCGACGTTGACCACCGGGATTCCGCAGGCAACCAGCGCGAGCAGGACCGTCCGCGCGTCGTCCATTATCGAGACGCTCACCCTGATCAAGTCAGGAAGCACAGAGGCGCCGCGATCCTGCTTCTCGATCGGATTCCCCTCCAACGTTTCAATCCTGGCAAGCAGGCCCGCGAGGCTGATCGGGGTCTTTCCTTCCCAATCAATGGGTGCGCCCTTCTCATAGTCCACTACCTTGATAAAGGCACAGACGCGCTTGTGCTCCAGTTCGTCCTTGAGGTCTCCAAGCTCCTTGTCGATACGCTTGAGGTTTCGAATCTCGAAACTCGGGTTCTTATGCCTAATCCTGTCCAGCAGGTACATCACTGCGAATTGGCAGCCCAGTACGATTGCGATTGCGGTCCAAATGTTCAT